AACTAAAATATTTTTTATATTTGTTCTCCAAGTTAAAGAACAATAGGCATGGAATAAATGATGATGTTCTTTACCATAAAATATAATTTTTCTTTTTTCTATGTTTGGTAAAGCTTGTAAAAAATCTCTCCACAAAAGTGCTGAATTATTTTCGTTTAAAAAAGTAATTATTATAATATCTATGTTAATTTTTTTTAAAATAGATATAATTTCATAAGTTGGAAAAGTGTTATATTTAAATCTATTATATCTATCTAATTGTGTATGAAAAATTATTTTATTATCTTGAATGTAAGTTGCACATCCCTCATGAGAAAGATGAAGTGAAAGAATATTCATTAACTAGTTTTATATTAGCCTTTACCTTGTCCCTTGTATCTTCGAGTACGTTTTTGTCTTTTCTCACTTTTGTTTAAACTTTTTTTATGTTGACGAGCACCTCTTTTTCTAGGTTGATCTCTCTCAACAAAATCTTTAAATTTTCTAGCCATTCTCTTGCGATCTATCTATTTGCGCATAACTTATTGCACCTTGAATTGTATTACTGCCTGTAGCTGCTTGTACTGTTATTGCATCTCCAGCTTCTAAATTTAAACCTTGTGGTGTAGCATTCACCTGTGATTTTGCAGGCACATCATCTCTAAAAAATTCATACTCTGTACTTGAATCAGAAGAGTCTACTAAATTCATATTTACTAACACCGCTGATGAAGCATCGTTGTTAGCACAATAAACACTTTTGATTATTACTGTTGCATCACTTGGACATGTGAATACTGTAGTCTTACCTGTACTTGCTTGTTTAAACCCTTGGTTTTTATATCGTATAGTCATGATAAAAAATAATTAAAAGCATCTTGTTCATTTTTAATTTCTTGTTGATAAGAAGTATTTAACTTATCTTGCATAGTACGTAAAGACTGAGTAACTTGTCTTTGGTTTTCTTCTGTGTATTGAGGAGTGGGTTCAGGTATTATTATATCTACTCTAGCCATTGTTAATATCCTGAATGTAGTCCACCTGCTCCAGACGTATGCCTTGATTGTGTAGGAGCAGCTGAAGGTGTTGATTTTGGTGATGCTGGTACATTACCACCACCTCTTGCTGTATCTTGTGCAGTTGGTTGAATATTAGTTATGGCTGGACTACTTGTGGTTATTGTTCCTTGCATGTCTCTCATAATATCTCTTTCAATAGCTTTTTGTGCTCTATTGCTTCTTAATATACCTGCAAGTCCTTTCACTGAATCTGGTAACATTGAACCTACTGTAAAGGCTGCTGTAAGAGGGTTAGATAAACCTATCAAAGGACCTCCTCTGAGGACTGATTTTAATACGTTGGCTTTTATTCCCTCAAGTCCTAATTTTTTTACAGCATAATTAGTTACTAAGTTTTTACCAACATTTTTTGCCATTCCTTTAAAATCTATTGATGGAATAAAAGCTTCGTTAGTCATAAGGTTTTCATTAACGGGTGTATTATTAATAGCTGCAATGCCATTTACGTCAGATGGTTGATAGCTATTAAAGTTAGGATCTTGTGTTATAGCCCTTTGTTGATCTAAAATTCTTTGTGTAATAGGATCCATTAACCCCTCATTCCATCTGGTTGTACATCAGCTCTAAAAGTACCATATCTCCAACTTTGATCTGTTGAAAGGTTAGCTACTTTCACACTTGCAAATCTTGATCTGGCACGTGTGTCTACTTTATCAGTTGAGCTTGTAATTGTAAATGGCCCTAAAGGTGAGCTTGATGTTGTGCTTGTCGGATAATTTCTTAAATTAATTGTAATTTCGGCATTACCTACAAGTCTTTTAAAATCAGGTATAAACCTTCTCATACTCATAAAAAACTCTCCATCACCACCAACACTTAAATCAAAATCTCCTGATTGAATAAATGCAGGTATAGCCGTTTTGTTACCAGCACTATCAACTTGATCCACGCCTACTTCATGAGCATAGTATGTAGAAGCACCGTTTGTGTTACTAACTCCTTGAATAGTAGGAAACGTTGGTACTGCTGTGCTGTCAAACTCGGTTGCGTAAGGATTGTCATATAAAGTTGAATCATGAAAAGAAGTTCTAGCCAAAGAACCTGTTGTCCAAGCATTTTCTGTATAATTGTAAGACACTACTCTATCTACTAATTCAGAACCACTTTTAGGATAAAACCAATTTATTTCTTCATATAAATGATTAAGACCTGCATATACTTGTTCTCCTGCGCTATAGTTGATTCCAAGATTACTTCCTGTATTGGTAAATACAAAATCTTCAACTAAGCATGGAACTGATTTAACTGTTCCATCGTATACAAAAAAACCTCCTGCTTGTCCCATCCACCAAACTCTTCCGTTAACATAATGTAATGCATGCTGACCAATTAATCCACAATTACTTCCGACTTGTCTAATAGAAAAGGTGAAAGGTGGTCCAACAAACTGCATTACGTATGCAGAAGTATCTGTTAAAATTAAAATATAATCTTTACCTTTTGCAGCTCCTACAATTGTTACTCCAGAGTCCAATCTTAAAGTACCAGCAGTGTTGACCGATGTAGGTGTATATTCGGATAAATTTTCTTGATCAGAAAATCTTATAAACATTTTGTCTTGCGTAGTTGTAGAACCAACGGTTGTTTCAGTTCCAAGCAATATCAAATGCCTGTCTCTATCTGACACAATAGACATGACCGATCTTGTTGGTGCACCACTAATGACAGTAGCTCTAGTTGTTAAAGCATTTGCATCTGCATTTATAGGATTCCAAGAAAAAGTTTTTCCATTTTTAATTGTTGCTATCATTACTTGACCGAAGTTGTCTATAGACCATGAAGCGGGATCAATTATTAAATTACTAGTTGTTGCGGGAGATCCAAATTTTCCTCTTCCCCACGTCCCTGTTCCCCATCCATACCCTGCTGTTGCATTAAGTGGTCCAGGTTTGACATATGGATTTACAGTTGCTGATCCGGTGGCCGATGTAGTCCCTGATGAAGCCGTTGCCATGGTGATTGTAAATTCATTTGCTGCAGATGTAATAACTTCAAAGGTATTTGTTTCAAAATCAGCTGCAAGATATCCCGTGCCTGAAGGAGGGGTTACTGATGTAAAAGTAAATAAATCTCCAGGTTCTAAACCGTGCCCTGATTTATTTACTGTAACTGTTGTAGATGTGTTTGTTGCATCAAAAGTACATGATGTTAAAGCTGTATTTAGTGGAGTGATGTCATAGAAAGCACCTTCATAATAAATTAATAAAGCTTTATTAGTTCCTAAAGCTGCGTATTTTCTTCCATCTAAATCAGCCCACACTAGTTGTTTTCTCACGGCTCCAACTAAAGTATCTGATGTAATCTGTTCCCAACCACCTATTTTTTCAGGAGATCCATACCTAAATCTTACAAAATCTCCATCAGTCCATTGACCTTCTGCTCCGGTCTCTGTTACTTGTTTATTGAATCCTGGTGCTATTTGTATGTTTGTTAAAGGCATTGCATATTATACCATAATACTATTTATTTTTAAATGATACGTAGAAGATACCCATATAATCCTTATCTGATTGTCTTTTTTGAATTACAGAAGTCGGGTGGTCTATCATAATCGCACTGTTTTGTTTTGTTTCTATTTCTTGAATAGAACTTATCAGCTTATGGCCATTAGAGGTATCTAATGTATATATTAGAGTTTTTTGATTTAGATTATGTTCTATAGCATTTTCTTTTCCTGTTTTTGGTACTAGAAATAAACTAGCCTCCGTTATAGGATCTTGAATTTCTTCTTTAAAAGCACCTAATAAATTTGCAAAAGGACTATTAATCTTACTGTTTTTGACTAAGACATGTGTAAATAAATTACCTTCTTTAAACCAAGGTATTTCCTTACTATAAACAGCAGCGTGAATTGTCCAAAATTTATCATTATCTAAAAAATTATTTTGAGAGGTAATCATTCAGTTGCTACTTCAGTATCTACATCATTTTCTGACTGTACATTTTTTAAATTTTCTGGAAGACTAGCATGCATATCTGCAATTACTTTCATTAGATTATTTTCAAAATGTCTTACTGCTATAGGTGTTAATGTAAGTTTTTGGGTTTCAGAAAATATTTTTACCTCTTCATCGCTAAATTCAATATCTACATTTCCATTCTGCTTTTTTACAAATTTCATTTTGGGGCTCCTAAAGCTGGTCTTTGATCAAATTTATAACATGCATTTTTACCATCTTCTTCTACATAATGTAAAAATATTTGTGCTTGATAATCTCCTTTAAGTTTTTTTCTTTCATGATTAAGTTCACAACCTAAATAAACTACACCATCACCAGGTTTTAAATGTACTTCATTATCTTCAATATAAATAGGCCAATCAGTATCTCCCATTATGTTCAATGTAACACTTATCTCACATGCCTCTCTATCAATATGTTTTTTTAAATAACCACCATATGTATACATTCTCCAAAAAGAATACGTAGGTAATAATTTTTTACCTACTATTTTTTCTATTTCTGGCTGAAGCATTATTAATAAAGATTCAGTTGCAAAATCACCATAGTGTTGACTATCACCAGCAGTAATTTTATCATCATTAAATAAATGCATTTTATTATCGAACTGATGTTTAAATTTACAATACTCTCTAAAAAAATTAACTAAATTTTCATTTAGAATATTATCTATTTTTTTATACTTAAAATCTTTACCTATAATGCCCATGATACTACCGCATACCTTTCGCCTTTTGTGACAGGGAGAACTCCATGTGGGTATTGAAAACCACTTGGCCATATAACAAGTGAACCTTGCTTAACTGGAATTTTTATTGTTTCGTTTATAAGTTTAAAATACAATTCTCCACCCTCATAATTATCATTAACTAAAAAAATAAAACTTAAAGTTCTAGGACTATTTCTAAAATGATCTACATGTGTTTTGTAAAAGCTACCTTTACCATAAGTTAACAACTGTAACTCACTTACATTAATGTCACTGTAGTTAATTTTATATGCGTTACAGTATTGTTTTTTGTAATGAGTAAATAACTTCATTAAGTAGTTAGCCCAATAAGCCATTGTCATACTTTTACAGTCTTCTCCTGCATTAAAAAGATATCTTACTCTTGTTTTTCTAATCGTTGGATCTAATCTTCTATCCATACCAACTACACCAGGTTCGTTTCCTAAATGATTTGATTCACAAACTTCCTTTAAAACCTCTAATTGATTATAAGGCATTGCGTTTTCTATTGTTAATATATAATCTCTAATTTTTTCCATTAAAAAAAACTACTTTTGTTCCACCATTTAGTTCTATATCTATGAATTATATCGAGGCTATGTTTTAAAAAAGTTACCTCATGTTTATTAGATTCTGTTCTTTTTGTACCTGTAATTTTCATTTTCCAATTATCTCTTTTAAATGGTATTATTTGAACATAGGGTGTACCTCTTTTTAAAGTTGTATCAAGTACTGGATATTTATCTCCATTCATTATAAACGGAAAATTTATTGGTAAAGAAAATGTATCGGTATTTACAATAGCTGGTATAATAGAAAATCTATCATCTTCATTATTTAAAGGTGGTACAAATAAGCAAGAATATCCAGGAGGTGTTTTTATAGTCCAAGGGTTAAGAAGTTTCTGTATAGGAAATTGTAAATTTTTTTTATTAATAGGAGATCCTTCAACCTGTCCTCGGTGATGTGTTTGATCAACATCTTCAACATTTATATTCAAATCTATTGTTTTTAATGTATCTTGTACAGAGGGAATCATACGACTAATAATTTTATTATCTTCTAAAACATTATTTTTTAGTATTATATCTTGTGGCAGACTCAAAACATAGCCAGTAGTCAAACTATCCATTACAGGTACACAACCTTTTATAGTTAGTTTAGTTGCTGAGTGTTGTAATTTTTTATACCACTCAGGAATATTTAATTTAATTGGTTTTGGAAGATCTTCTTTTAAATCTACATATTGATGATTAGCTTTAAATTCAATAATATTTTGTAGCATGGTTGCTACAATATAATCAAATTAAGGTATCTGTAAAGGGTGGAAATAACTTATACCATTATCTTCACAATATTTTTCCCAAGTAACTGTCATAGGATAACTTAATGTAGAAGTATCAAAACCTGTTAGATAATTTTTGTAAGATTCAATTGAACTAAATAAAGGGTTGCTTGCATTATTTTGTTCGTTGATAAAAGCATTACAAATTCCCACAACATCATTTATATGGGCACTTACTTGATCTGCAGCAGAAAAGAAAGCAGGACTGCTACCAGGATCCTCTGGTGGAGTTGGCTCATCAGTAGGTAACGCATCTACAAAAGTATAGTTTGTGCCATCCCATGATGAAATTAATTTCATACCAGTTCTTAAATTATTAAAATCTGAATCACTTACATCTACAGTAATATTTTCTGCATCTAAATTAAGATTATCTTTATCTGCATCATTTGCAGCTATTCTGTAAATATTTGTATAATCTGTTTCGTTTGGGTTAAGTATAAAATATGCCATAGTTAAAATCCTTACGCTCCTAAATCGTTTTCATAATAAAGTAAAAAACCACCACCACCTGCATTTGACGGAACATCTCTTTTTCCACCTGAACCACCAGTTCCAAAATTACTAGCATCAAAAAAGAAATTTTTAGGAAAGTTTCCTGTTGCACCTGGGGCATTTCCACCTGAACCAGTGTTTCCATTTCCTCCACTAGGTCCTCCGTTTCCACCGCTTGAACCGTTTACTGTAAACTTACCAGTTAAGCTAGTAGCTCCTCCAGCTCCTCCTGGCGAACCACCGTGATGACCACTCCCTCCGGCAGAACCTCCACCACCTACAGCGTAAGCGACTGCTGAACCACCAGTTAAATTACCTTCGTAGTATCCAAAGGCTCCACTGCCTCCAGATCCACCGTTTCTACCATATGAACCGGCTCCACCTCCGCCTCCGCCCCCGCCAGAAAATGCGTAAGCAGCAAAAGCGTTTGAACCAGGACTACCTGGTGTGTTTCCAGATGTTGGACCGTTTGCTAAAATTTTAAAACTTAATGCTCCACCACCAGAAGAACCTGAAGATGCAGCTGTTAATCTTCCTTGAGCATCAACTGTAATTGAAGCTGAAGTATAAGATCCCGCAGAGACAGCAGTGTTTGCAATTTTGTCGGCAGTTACTGCATCATTCTTTATTTGTGCGGTATCGACTTCGTTATCTTCGATATCACCATTATCTATTACTGTATTGCCATTTGAAATAATACCCATAACGTCTCCTTAAATTTTTTCTAATTTTAATCTAAATTTTTCATTAGATTTGTTATTGATTAAGTATATATCGTTAGAACCCTCCTGTAAAGTCCAGCTCCCCTTTGTCCCATCAACTGTATTACCTTCAGTTTTGTGTTCATTATTAAGATGTAAATCACCAGTATAAACGTTCTGCCAAACGTTACCAGAGGCTCCTAGATCATATGTGTCGTTAGCACCAGGTAGTATATTACCTGTAGCTGTAATTGCTCCTGAAGTTATTGCCCCTGTTGTGATAGCACCTAAAGTCTTTAAATTAGCATTTACATCAATAATATTTGTTCCATTGCTATATAGAATTTTTATTCCTTTATCTGTAGCTGAAAACGTAGGACCAGTTCCACCAGCCGTTTTAAATTCAACAGTATGTGCTCCAGATGTATTATTAAAAACAATATAAGATTTTTCTATACTGTTTGGAACTGTAACAATTTGATTTCCTGTTATTGTTCCAGATAATTCTATAATTAAATTTCTTGCATCGGAAGATGCAGTAGAGCCATCAGCTATTAATAAAGCTGTTGTTTGTGCACCGCCTGCAATTGATTTATTTACGTAACCTTGCAGTTGGTTAACAATTTGTAAATTTGTATTTGTTTTAGTTCCCCAAGTACCATCATTGGCACCTGTAACCATTAATTCTATTCCAAGATCAGTATATGTTGATGACATGTCGCTATTATATCCTCTCTACGCTGCTAGATCAACCTCAGTCCAAACATTAGACACTCCAGGATCTATTTCAGCCCATGCTGTGATATTTGGACTTCCAGAATTAGATTGTAACTGAATTCCAGTAACATCTATATTAGCAGTTCCTGTTACTGTAACAGATCCTACAGAAGTGGACATTTGAACACCTGTAACGGCATATCTAGTTTCTTGTTCTGCATCTCCAAGAGAACTTGTTAATTGAATTCCTGTTAAAGAAACATCAGCATTTGCTGTGGGAACTTCTTCTCCTATAGACATTGTTAATTGTTGACCGGTAACTTCAACAGTATGATCTGTAAATGCAGACTCATCTCCTAATGTCATGGTCATTTGAGTGCCAGTAACTGAAACGTTTGCTATACCTGTAATACTTACATCTCCAACAGAAGTATTCATTGTATGTTCAGTGACTACTACAGAAACGTTACCATCTGCTGATACTGAAAAAGTTCCTAAAGATGTTTGAAGTAAGAACTCTGGAAGACTTCCAGCTCCTGTGGTAGCTTCAATTAAAACGCTTGGTATATTAAAGGTACTAGGACTTAGTGTTGCAAAAGGAGTTTCTCCAAAAGCAGTTAATGTATCTTGCGTTGAAGTTTTGTTTGTAATAGATAATTCTTGTCCAGTTACAGGAACTCCTATACCAGAAGTTTCTTCTCCTATTGATGTAGTTAATTGTGAACCAGTCACAAGGACTAATACAGAAGAACCTGCAACAGCTCCTGCGTTGGTAAAAGTTGCTTGGATACCTGTTACAGTAACATTGTTATCTCCCTCAGTTCCAGAAGCTCCAACAGATCCTGTAAGGACATTACCTTGAGGGTAAGCAATCGCGTTATTATCTTCAGATGAAAAAGCCGCTTCAGAAAAGGCGGTATTACCAAAAGCCATAGACTAGGCTCCTTTTTGTTCTTGATCGAATCCTTCTTGTAACATTTCAGAGGTAGTTTTTTCTTTCTCTGGAAGTTCTTTACTAAGTAGATCAGAGTAGTGTTTTTGTAAAACTTCGCAATCGTTAAAGTCTAGACTTAATTGATTTTTTTTTACAACAATGTTTTGTAATTTTTGTAAATACACTTTACCTTGATCAGATAACTTTTCACTATCATAGTGGTTTTTTTCAAAATTAAATATCATTACATCTCTTCTAATTTAAATCTGTATTTTTTACCATTTTTATTATTTAAAATAAATAAATGTTCAGCACCCTCTTGAATAGTCCAATTACCTTTTGTACCATCAACAGCATTACCTTCAGCTTTCGCTTCGTTAGTTAAATGTAAGTCACCAGTATACACATGTCTCCAAACATTGCCATCAGCACCTAAATCAAAAGTATCATTTGCTGTGGGTAAAACGTGATCTGTAGTGATATTACCTGTAGTAGTTATAGCTCCTGAAACAGCTAAAGTAGAACCATCAAAAGTAAGATTAGCTTCTGCATTTTGTGCATCAGCACCAGTTGCCGTAACAATTCTGTTATTTGAACCATTAGTCATAAAGTCAGATACGTCAACAGAAATAGCGTCTGCTGCAACATCGATACCAGTACCAGCTCCAACGTTTAATGTTACATCGCCTGACGTACCACCACCTGTTAAACCTGAACCAGCAACAACAGAAGTTATGTCTCCAACTGTTGGAGTTTGAAAAGTTGGAGGTGCTCCCGCACCTGCTGAAGTTAAAACTTGTCCAGCATTTCCTGTTGCAACATGAACCGGGGCTCCGTTAGCATCATAAGAAATAATATTACCGTCTGTACCATGAGCCATTGCAGCTAACCCAACAGCATTATCAGCAATTTGGGCTGCGTCTATAGCATCGTCTGCCATTAAGGCATTCGTAATCTGATCGTTTGCAATGTGCGCTGTGTCTATTGAACCGTCAACGTATTGATTGCTGTCTACACTGTTCGCTGCCATTTTTGCAAGCGTCACATTAGAATCTGCTATCTTGGCTGTCGTTACATTAGAATCAGTAATTTTTGCAGTCGTAACTGCATTATCTTGTAATTCGGCTGTGGCTACACCAGCATCTTTAATTGTTATTGCTCCAGAACTAGCAGCAAAGTTATCTGAACTAAATGATGCTGCTCCTTTGGCAGACGTAGAAGCGTCAGCTAAATTTAGTGTAACATCTCCTGATGTACCGCCACCTGATAAGTTTGTACCTGCAACAACAGAAGTTATATCTCCTACTGGAACTGTAGCTACTTGTGTATCTACGTATGATTTAATTGATTGCTGTGTCGCTAAGTGACTAGCACTGTCAGATGCCATGTTATCTTCATCCTTAATTGAAGTCCCACTTATTGTGCTATTTAATACTGCACTTGTTAAAGTTTTATTTGTTAGTGTTGATGTTGAACTATCTGTGACTAAAACAGAATCACCCCCAGTGCTTGGCAGTGTTAAAGTATTAGTAGCAGATTCTGAGTGTGGTGCACCAATAAGTGTCTGTGCGTGAGCGTTACTAGCCTCACAATAAAATTTAATCTGTGATACAGCACCGCCATCATTTTTAAGATCAATAAGACCACCTTCAATAAATAAATCATGAGGTAAAGTTACATGATTATTTGCGTCTTCAATAACGGCTTTGGAAGCAGGTAAAGTACAGAAAACATTTTTTGTTCCTGCACTAAAGTTAACCGCAGAGTCACTATTAGATGAAGAAATAATCGTAGTTCTTGATAATGTATCTGTAGCTGCATCGGTTACAGTTCCAAGACCAACTTCGAACTCACCGTTTTCGTTAACGATAGCATAATAAGTGGTATTAGAATTACCAATACCTGTAACGAACGATTCAAAACCGGATACCGCTCCCGCTAAATCTAATGTACCTGTACCTGTTGTGGTAGAGGTTTCTTTTACTCTATCGTTTACTACCAAAGCCATTTTAACTCCTATTTATTATGCAATTCTTAAAATTGCAGCAGATGTTGTGAATGCAGGAAACTGGATTGTAAATGTTCCAGAAGTTGCAGTCTTATCTCCGCCAAAATCTAATACAGCAACTGCTTCAGTAGTGTTTGAGCCACCGTCAGTAGTTGTATTATAAATTAAAGCACCTCTAGCTGTTAAAGTGACACCTGTGAAAGATAAATCTGCAAAATCAGTAATCGCTACTGATGATGAAACTTTTACACCTTGGTTTACTAAAGCTTTTCCACCGGCAGAATATCCTGATGGTGATGAAACTTCATTTGAGGTTGCATAATTAGTTGTTGATTTACCTAAGGTAGCTGAGCTTGTATACATTGCTAATTTAAATGTATCTCCACCTGAACTATCAAAGTCGTGTTCACCAGCTAACAATTGCTTTTTGAATGAACTGCAAATTGCGTTAGTTGTTATTGCCATAATTGTTCTCCTTTAAAATTACGTATTTGGTGATGGTGAAGGTATCTTAACTCTTGGCACCCCATCATCATATTCCGCACGTCTTCTTCTCCCCATTTGTTGAAGAGCAAAATTCTGTACTTCTTCATTATACTTACTTTCATACAGCTTGTACATATCCTGCGGGCCTTTTAAATATCTAAAAG